GGTTAGGATGGCTACCGACACCGGCACTGTGCGACTATCAATCTCATCCATCCCGTTCTCTGCCAAGCGTTTAGTGCCCTTCCAGATGGCAATTTCCATGAAGGATATGACATCTGTTCGCCACGCTTCCTCGGTCTCTGGGTAATCCTTTGGGACCTTTACGCCACGGATGAGCTTGAACGCGGTGTGCTCTGTGAGCTGGGAATCGGCTGCTATGGTGGCTAGTGGCTTGTTCTCTAGGATACCTGCAACGATGACGTCAGCTCGGTCTTGGGTGAGCTTATCGTTGTGGTGCTGGTCCGGGTGGTTGCTGAAGGTGTAGCCTCGTTCCCTGCAGAGTGTCTTGATCTTCTCCCGTTCCTCTTCCGGGACTCTGGGGTCATCCTTGAGCGCCCACGTGATGCGATTGCGATGGGTGCCAAGCTCCTCTGCGAGCTTACGCAGCGAGACGTCCTTGCCGAGGTTCTTGGGCTTACCCATTCCTAGATCTCCTTACCGCAGTGTGGGCATGTTCTACGCTTTGGGGTGGGCTGTATAGGCTCTGGCATACCTAGGCACCGTGCGAGTTCCTTATGCCTTACCCAAGAGTAGCATCTAGGCCAGCGGCTTGGCTTTTCCTGATTCCACTTCAGGTACTGTTGCGTGACTTGTTCCTTTGTTTTGGCTTCTGCGTCTTGAAGTGCTCTCAGTGTCCTGTAGCTGAGTCCACGTTGCCAATCCTCCATCTTTTGAAGGTGCTTATATATCTGGTCTAGTTGCATGGCTCGCGACGCTGTGACGCCTAGAGCTTCTCCAACCTTGCGATAAATGTTCCCAGCGGCTCTTAGCTGGTAAGCCTTCTCGGCTAATTTTATGGTATTCTCATTCATACATTTTAGACATCTTGGGTATCTGTATCTCTGTGTCACATAGATCAGAGCTTATAATTCATGTCACCCCAGTGCTGCAGCTTGGTGCTGGGCTCCATGGAGTATTGCGGGATGTCGCAGAGTGATAGCCTAGCCGATGCAGCGTAGTCCTCTGATAAGTATTCCTTGCCTTTGGCGCATTCGGCCACGAATGGCATCCAGAGCGTCGGGAACTTGCCTGCCATCTCATCCTGAACCCACTGTATACGATATGGCTCTGGGGCGGTGGGTTCCTCTAGGAGGCCGATAGTCTTCTCGATGGCTGCTCTGGGTATAGCGACACAGCCCGAGGCAAAGAACAGGATTGGGGTGAGTGTAGGATCTTCTGCGAGTGGCTTAGCATCTGGAAGTGGCCGCAGTGCTGGGCGAGGTGGAAATGACCGGCAGGAATAGGGTATGCACACCGCAGCTTGGTGACTATGCGCTAGGTCTGCCATGCGGAGCACATCGTCGATATTAAATTGTATATCATGGTCTATTTGTATCCACACATCGCATGGTGAATTCAAATAGAACTGAGTAGCCCTGCATCGAGATCTACTAATTAACGCATCCTCTCTAATTATACGGAGTTCTGCCTTTCGCTTAGTCTCGGTAAGTTTAGCAGCTAGATCAATCCATGACGTTAATACTGCTGAATGAATATCACCATAAGCGTAGCAAGTGATATGTATTGATGGTATATATGGTTTATCTGACATAATTACTTATTGTTAATTACCTTCTCCAACATTGAATTCAAATAGGATTCCGGAACTATTCTGATCCGCTCGAATCCTTGGATGATTAGCTTAAAGGCTGGGTCACTGTCCGACATGGAGAACCTAGCGGCTACCTGCTGAGGTGTAGCACTACCAGATCTTACGCTACGGACTACCCAATCCCGATAACTGGGTGGTATCATGCGTAGTGCGTACTCTAGGTCTTCCATGGATAGTGGTTTATTGGAGCTAGGATGCCCCTAGGAGGCGTTTTGATCTTTGGCGAGTGTCACCATAGCGCAACTCATCTCCTAGGGGCTTGTAGAGGCTCAGAACAGGTTGTCGTCTACCGGCTGGTGTCCACCGGTGGGATGACCCTGAGAGCGAGGAGCCTTGGTCGAGTGCTTCCAGCTCCCGATGATCGGTCCACGTTCACCGCGGTCACGGGCTTCCTTGGAGACACCTTGGACTACGAAACCGTCATTGCCGTACTTGTCGGGACCATTCTTGGATTCCAGAAGGGTTACTTCAAGGAACTTACCGGTCTTGCCTTCATACAGATACTGTTTATCCACTTTGCTGACGTTTATATTACATCTAATCATGTTATATTATGTTTGTTTTGTTTACGAATCCTGCAATAGCGCAGGTTCAAATCTACAATATGCACCTTCGTAGTGGCATGTCACTAATCCACACTCGCCGTCTCGTTGCTTTGCGATTGATATGGTAGCTTCGCCTCTTGGTTCTACTCGGTTGCGGTCTAGGAGGAGGACCGTGTCTGCGTCTCGTTCGATCTGACCTGAGTCTGCTAGGTCACTGAGTCTTGGCTTACGTCCCTTCTCCTTTTCGGATTCACGGTTGAGCTGTGCGAGTGCCAGCATAGCCACTCCGGTTGAAGCTGCACAAGCCTTCAGCGTCCCGGATACCTCGGCTACCTCGTAGGTGCGCTTCTCGTAGCGTCCGCTTGCTCCGATCTTTTGGAGGTAGTCCACGATGACCAGCTTGATGCCATGCTTCCGGACAGCTCGTCGGATGGCTGAGGTTACCGTGCCGATCTTAGCCCCAGCGGATAGGTCTAGGAAGTGGATCGGAGAGTTCTTGATCTTGATGTTGGCCGCTTGGATCCGGGCCATGTCGTTGTCCTTGAGCTGGCCTGTTTTGATCGACTGCATGGACACACCGGAGACGCAAGAGACAAGGCGTCTGGTGATGGCATTGGTGGACATCTCGCAGGAGACGAACAGGGTAGGCACTTTGTGGATGACCGTAGCGTTGGCCACGATGGAGGTGCCCATGGCCGTCTTGCCGATGCTGGGACGTGCGGCGACTAGGGTAAGCTCGCGGTATTGCAGGCCATCGAGCATGGAATCGAGCTTTGGGATGCCAGTCGGCACGCCACTCAGTTCGCCATTGCGCTTCCACCGTTCCTGTGTGGCTTCGATGAAGCTGACAATGGCATCCTTGGCACTGCACGAGTCGGTCTCTGGTGCCGAGTCTAGGACCATGCCGGATTCCACCTGCTTAAGCACCTCGTCGATGCTCACCGCTGAGTTCCCAGAGCCTTCGATGATCTTTGACCCTAGTTCCCTCAGCTTACGGCGTAGGTGCGCCTCGCGTATGCCGTCCGCGAAGTAGCTGACCATGCTGCTGGATGGACAAGCGGACATGGCTTCTGCCCAAGTGGCCATCGGAATCTCCAATGAACCGTGAGCTTTGTTCCATTCTTTGGTTAGCCTCTCCATGGACGCCGGTTGGTTCTGGCGCACCAGTCCGGCTATAAGTTCCAGCGTGAACCTGACGTCCTCATTGACCACCATCTCCGGCTGAACCAAGGAGACCACTTCGGAGGCCACGTCCGTGTCGCCGGAGAGACATGCCCCTAGAATTCCCAATTCATCCTTGGGCGCGAAGTAGGCGTCCGAGTTCATCCCATAGCCTCCATGAGGGCGATCTGCTCTGGGGTGTACTTGCTGGTGTCCGGGGCGTGGCGTTGGAAGAGCTGAGGCGTTTCTGTTTTCTGACGCGCTTTGTCGATCTCGCCGTTCCAGTTGTTCATCAGCGTGATGGGGTTCTGACGAAGGAAATCAACCCCAGACAGATACCGTTTTTCCAAGAGATCAATGTCTTCAGGAGGAGTCTTCAGCTTAATCACCTCTTTCAACACATTCATCTCCTTGGCACTCCACTGAGTCGTGGGCCTACGCTTAAACCAAGAGCCGATGCGTAGCCTGAGAGTCTCAATCTCTGACTTCACCTCTTCGCTTGAGTTGTCGTTGTCGGAGTCTGAATCGGTATCGGAGTCGGTATCGGAGTCGGGAGCATGTGCAGACATTTCCTCGCACTTGTAAACATATGTTTGCAGACGCAGACAGATGTCGTCAGGTGGTTGCGGATGTTTGCTCTTCTTAGCACGCCCCTGTTCCCACTTGGCTAAAGCCAGAAACCGCTTTCCATCAACCTCATAGGTGGCAAGAAGTCCCTTTTCCTCCAGTTCTGCGATCAGTCGCACAACGTCCTTCTCTGTCACCTTGTCGAGCTGAAGCGGGAACAAAGCCGCTCGAAGTAGAGTTGGAGAAGCATAGATCCTACCGAAATCATCGACCTTGTTGATGAGCCTCCGGAAGAACACCTCTCCCTGCCACGAGAGACTGTTGACACGTTCCGATTCAATCGCGGATTCGCGAACGTAACGGTTAGGCATGGTTCCTCCCATTATCAGGGGCTGCAGAACATGCTTGAGCCAGACCAGCCACAATCTTGCCTAGTCTTTGAATGTTTGAACCTCTGGAAATCTGACCAATCATCATCTTGGCATCATGCTCAAGCCATTGCCTTTCAGTGTGGCAATCTTCGCATAACGTCATTAAATACTTCGGATCCACATCCCAAGGTTCCTTCGAGTATACGCAGTGATGAACCTGTAGTTGTTTGTTTTCCGAAGAGCAGTCCAAGCATCTCCATCCATCACGCTCCATCACTTCAAGTCTCTTCTTCTGCCAACGTGGATCTCTCAGTTTTTCCGAGTATGTCATTGTGGGTAACAAAAACCCCAGTCCAACCACCGCCGGGTCGCATAGGCACAACGCAGAAGCAGGAGATGCTTCTTGAAGCCTACCGACGGTAGCTGGACTGGGGATTCTGTTGTGGTCATGACGTTGTTCGGGATGCGACTCCCGGTCCCTCACGCAAGGGACATTGCTGACGTACTAGCGGCGCATCAGGTTGTCAATCTGAGCGTCCGTGAGCGTGTACTTTGGCGGCTGGATCCACCCGTTGAGGATTGCCCGGTAGACGAGCTTCGGTGCGGCTTCGAGCAGCTCCCTCACTTCCGCGTCCGAGAGCTTCGGGTCGCCTTGGACTTCGTTGCCTCGCTTTTTGCTATGTAGTGCCATACTGGATAAACTCCTCGCTTGCCGTTCTTGATTCTGAACTTCCTCTGCTCGATGAGGCCAATCTCTAAGCCCTTCTGGATTAACCTGAAGGTGTGCGCTGAACTGAATCCCCAGTCTTTGCAGAGCTGATGGACAGTACGATAGCCAGCCGGGACCTCTTCCTCTCTTTTCTGCAGCGCCTCAGTCAGATGCCTTAGAAGCTGGGCAGAGTCCATTGGGTCTCATGTTGGGGCCACTGGTGGAGATACAGTTGCGCGGTGCTGTCAGTGTACTCACCGAAGACGATGCCATGACTCCATGCCAAGGTTGAGCGGCGGCGATGAGCGTACTCCATGGCAGGAAGATCGGCCAACGTTCCGGGGGACAGCGCGACCGGATTGTCACTCCTGCGACCGTAAGCGATACCAGCCCGGTGGGCATGAGCCACGACAACATTCCCAAAGGTCTCGGCGGAATCTCTGAGGTAGTTCTCTCCGTAGAGCACTCCGTGTCCCCACTTAAAGCCTCCGAGGCTGAACCAACAGTCTGGCAGGACTCCATACTTCAGAATCTTCACCCGACAGTGCTTCTCAATCGGTGCCATCATCTTCTCCCAGACAGCCTCAGCGAAGCCACGGATGACCGCGTTGTGGTGGTTGAGGTATTGTCGAGCACGCTCATCGTGGTTACCGATAGTGAACACCGTGGGCTTGAGCTGGTTGAGGAACTTTGCGCCTTCACCGATGTCATCGAGGTAGTCGTCGGCTGCATCCGCTTGGTTGGGGTTGCCCAATGATCCTGCCCGGAGTGCTGCCAGATCATAGGCATCTCCCAGATGGATCACCTCATGCGGCTTGTACCGCTCACGGAAACGAAGGACTGCTTCCAGAGCTTTTGGATTGGCTCGCGACCCGTGGGAACAGCCGATGGCCATCACCCTTTTCCGGGCCTTGCTGATGTTCACGGGCAGTCTTATTCAAGATTGGCAAGCAATTTCCAAGCTTATTCAGGGAAACCGTAGCATTCTTGAATAGTGGCACATACCATCGCATAGACCTCCATCAGGGCCTGCTCCGTGTTCTCGTAGTTGTGGCCGTACTTTACCTTGCTACGCAGCATTTCTCGAATCTCATCGAGTGCCATACGATACTCTGTGGCGTGGATGGCGTCGTAGTGGAGGCTGTCTTCTTCAGGCAGGTTGAACTTGAGGCTGGCTTGCATGGTGTTTCTTGTATTGTTCGATTTCTTCCAAAGCTATCTTGATCGCTAATGGAGTCGGTTCCTCTGCACCGCATAGGATTCCCAGCCGCTCCTGCAGTCGATACTGGATCTCAATGTCTAGCTCGGTCACAGAACCCTCCGTAAAAGGCAACTCACGAGGAATCCTCGGAGGTTCATGTAACAAAAACTGGTCAATGTTTGTTTCATGGCTTGGCCTCCTTGGCTGCGATCCACTCACAGCGCGCATCACTGATCCTAACTTTTCCTGTTTTCGTGACGTAGATTTGCAATGCGTTTCCGCCTTGATGCTTTGGTGTTTCCAGAAGCAGCGTCACCCAACCTTTCTTTGTATCTGAGAAGCAACGTGTGATTTTCGCGGCTCCCCAGTCGAATCCGTACTGTGTTTCTTTGTACAGGATATGAACGCTCATGGCTTGGCCTCCTTGGCTGCGGTCCACTCATCAGCAAGTTGTTTGCAAAAGTCTCTCGTATAAACCAAGTCATCTCGGCCCATAAACTCAGCCATCTTCTGGCCAGCCTCCTCCAGCCGCTTGATGTGCGCCCTTAGATTCCGGACGTTAGCAATCAGCGCATCCTCACCAAAGTGGGCCAGATCCAAGTCTCCTTTGAGCTTCTTGTTCTCAAGCTCCAGACACGTCATCGAGCGCGCCCATTGAGGCTTGAACGTTGGCTCATAAGACGATCCGCACCGATACCCTTGGATCCCGTTTTGCTGGCGATCCGCAGGCAGCCCGCAGTGGGGGCAGATCATTCCGTTGGTCTCACCGATATGATCGCTCATGGCTTGGCCTCCACGATTCGCAGCACCTCACCCAGCGCCTTGCGGTCTTCGGTGATCCACTTTTCACCGGCCAGCAAACTCTCAAGCTCCTCGATGCGCTCCCTAGCCTCGGCCAGTTCATCGGCCAGCCGGTGCGCGAAGTCTGCGTCTACCACCCAGACTCCCGGGCGTGTCTGATATTCCCTTACGGTAACACGTTCGCTCATCGTGTGCCCCTCCTATAGCGAGCCACGGTGGTCTCAGAGACACCAAGCGCCTGAGCTGCAGCCGATAGCGTCACCTCTCTTGGGAGTGCTCGGATCTTGTCCGCGATGTGCTTGGCAATGCTTGGCCTGCCGATCTTGCTGGGTTTGTAGCCAACCGGGTTACGCAACTCGGCCAGCTCCTGCTCCATGCGACGAGCCTCGGCGATCAGGGACGGCATCGGCAACTCTCGGCCCAGCAGCCTGAAGGTGTGGTTGTCTGTACGTGGTGTCATGCTCCGATCCTCCCGAGTACGTATCCAAGCGTCATCAGGGCCACTACTCCCCAGAGTATCAGGGCCATCTTTAGGTTCTGGTTCATTTCTTCTTCCCCCGTGTGTTCTTGTTGCGTTTAAACGACAGCTTGGACCTGTGCTCGAAGGCTTTGAGTTCCTCGGCAAAGGCTGGGTCGGTCAGGCCGCGACGTTGTAGCCAAGCCTTATACTTCGCGTTCATGTATTGCTGACTGATCATCGGCTCCGCAGGTAGGGAGTCCGTGATCTGCATTGATGGTGGTCGTTGTCTCATGGTGTCTGTGTTGTGCTGCGCTGCAAAGTTGGTCGGTGATGCAAAGTTGACAGAAGATGTCCACCCCTCAGAAGTCGAGGCCGCTGATAGAACGGACGTTTTTCTTCCAGTTCCTGTTGCCGACGGGATCCGCCGACTTGGGGCAGTAGCGGTCAGCGAGGAAGTCCAAGAACTTGCCGGGCTTTCCAGCTCGGATCCAGCGGGTGTGGTTGTTGCGGATGGTGGTCAGGCAGACCTTTCTGGCTTCAGCAGCATTGGCGACTTTGACCGACAGGATGCCGTAGGGAGCCTTGGCCTTGGCACCACCCTCCACACGGTAGATGGCGTCAGCGATGCGGTTGGCGTCGAGAGCAAGAGCGTTAGAGGCGAGGACGACGAACAGGACGAGATACTTAGTAAGATACATGCGAGTTAATGGTTAAGTTAATTCCGCGTTTGTCGGATGCGCGGCCCCCGTTGTGAGTGTCAGTTCCAGTCGGGGTGATTGCTGGTGATCATTGCCACTCTGCAGTTGTCTCGGTTGATCGAGACGTGGCGTCCACCGATGTGGATGTAACCGATGCCGTCAAACTGCTGAAGAAATTTTGCGGCCTCACTACGGGTCATCTTGGACTGATCGGAGATGACCTTGAAACAAGCGATCGCTTCCTGCTCTACGTCGTTCGGGGTGTTTTCCTTGGAGGTGAAGACAATGTAGATCATACGAGTTATTGGTTAAGTTACTTGGTTTGGTTGCTTGCTACGGGGAACAGTGAACCACAGGCCTGACGTCTCGTCTACAGAAAAGTACAGAAATCTTTCAGTGCAGTTCTGACCAATGTTTACGGGCCTAAAACGCGTGTCAGGACTGCGGAACCTTGCGGAACTTGGCTTG